GCAAATGTTGCCTGCTGGAAAGCCAACCCAAATTTGCTTGAAAAGCCGCGGGCAATATCGCCTTGCTTTTTGAGAATGTCGGTAAGTTTGCTTGGCTTGATATTGAGAACCGCCGCTGCCGCTTCGATTGCTTCCTGCTCGACTTGATCTAACTGAGCAGCGAATTCCTGAAAGCCGCCCGGCGTGTTGGATGCTCTGAGCAGTGCGGCTGCATAGTCGTCCGCGGCCTCGGCAGCCCTAGACGTGTCGCCAGTTGCCTTCAGAAGTTCCTGCCTCAATGCAGTGAGCCGTGCCTCCGCCCGCCGAAGGTCCGCCGCGTCGGCCAATTCTTGGAACGAACCTCCAAATGCTTTGAAAGCCCGCTCGGCCCGGCCGACCTCCTGCCGCAACTGGACGACACGTTGCGTGGCACGTTCCAGTTCCTCCGGGGAGGCGTCGGTCGCGGCGAGGCGGAGGAGTTCGTCTCTTGCACTCTTGACTGCCGGGATGAACCTCGTCCTCACGCCGGCCGGCAACTGATCGATCTGGTTCTTGACCTGAACCGTCGCGGCCTCGAGCCGTGCGAACTCGGCGTCCGCGGAGTCGATTTCTGGTCCGAGGCGTCCAGCGGTCGAGTCTCTTCTGACGTCAAGCGGCGTCGGTGGGCCAAATGTGCCGGTCGGGTTGCCCGGTATCGGACGAAACTCGCTAATCCCTCGTTCTGTCGTTCGGACGACGTCGTCGAGCCTATCTATTGCCTCTGCCAGAAGAGTCAGCCCGCCGGCTGGGTTCTGCCTCGCTGCGTTTGCGAGGTTCTCGACTGCGGCTCGCTGTCCTTCCAGCGACTGCCTGACGTTCGCAGGCAATGCGAGGAATCTTTGGCCTAATTGATCGAGCCTCGACAGTTCTGTCTCTATCGTGTTGACTCGGCGTCCAAACACCACGCCCCTGTCCTGCGGCTGGGAGAGCACGCCGGCCGTGGCTGCGTCGAACGCGCTGGCGTTTCTCCTTGCCAACTCACCAGATCGTCGGTTTAGTTCGGTCGCCGAGAAACGAGTGGCGGCTTGCTCCTGCGCCTGAGCGACCTCTCGCTGCCGCTGCGCCACCTGTGACGACAAGGCTGCCTGACGTTCCAACTGCGAATTGACCTGTCCGAGCCGCTGCACCTGAGCGTCGAGCGCAGCCTGAGCGGCAGCGGCGTCGCCTCTTCGCGTATTGCGGATGTTTTCAAGGACAGAAAGTAGCCGAGCAGCCTCCTCGGCCTCGCGCCTCTGGAGTTCCACCAACTGGGCAACCGCTCCGCTGCGGCGGGCGTCTGCCGGCAGAGCCGATGCCGCCGACTGCGAAGCGGATGCTCTCTGAAGTTCAGACGCCAGATCAGCCTGCTGAAATCGCAACTCACGGCCGGTCGCGAGGCCGGAGACGGCGGCGCCAGCCTCGGAGAGGCGGCGGATCGAAATCACCGTCTCATCGACGACTCGCTTGTATCGCTCGTAGTCTTGGGCGTTCTTGATCGCGCCGCGTGTGATGTTGTTCTGGGCCGTCGTTGCAGCGTTTTGAGCGCGCACCAACGAACCGACGAACTCGTTCTGGATCGTTGCCGACAGGCCAGAGAACGCCTTGGCGCTTGATCCGAGCGGCCTTGCGATGTCCTCGGCGGCACCGACGAGAGCGCGAATCCTCGCCTCCGCGCCGCCAGTGTCGATGTTCAGGCGGTCTCGCGACCTCGCCTGAATCGCACGCTCTAGTCGCTGGATCGGCGTGAAAATCTGGTCGAAAGACCGCGCGGCGGCCGAGTTGGCCGAAGAGAGCGTCGAACTGATCCGCTTGGCGAAGCGCTCGACGTCCTTGGCGCTGTTGTCCAGCCCGCGGCTGAACTGCGCCATGTTGATCGTGCCGACGGCGGCGATCTTGCCGATGTAGTTCGCCATCTCACGATCCTTGCGGCGGGCCGAACAACTTGGACAACTCCGCGATCATCTGCTCGTTGGACTGCGGCTTCTTCCGTGACGCCGGGATGAACACGTCCTCGTCGGGGATGCGCTTGTAGTTTCCGCTCGCGGCCATGATCGTCCGGCAGATGCGTGCCGTCTGAAGCCACGGATTCGGGAGCGGGTATATCTGGTCAAACGCAGCCCACTCGGATAGTTCCTCGCTGTCGACGGTGTTCAGGAGTTCCTTGACGCTGCGGCCGAGCGCCAGAGCCAGCCTCAAGTAGAAGAGGCGTTCTGGGCGCTCGGCGAATCGTTTCCCAGCGCCTCCACGGCGGCCGGCGTGAAGGCGTTGAACTCCCACGCGACGTCGAACAGGCGGTTGATCACCGCGCTCGACTTCTTGTTGAGAGCCTCCACCTCGTCGTTCGTGAAGAGGCGGTCGCCGTCTGAGTTGCAGATCGTCAGCACGAGGAACCTCGTGCGGAACGACTCCATCTTCTTGTCGGCGAACGCCTGCTCGAACACGTCGCGATCGGCGCCGCTGATGACGCGGACGCAGACGCTGCCCCCCCACTCGGCGACCTCGACCTCCTTGGTCTTGATGTCCTTCGCTTCGAGGATCGCCTTCTTCGACAGGATCACGGATAACCTCCTACACCGTGGAATCGGTCATACGAAACTTCAACTGGCCGCGAACCACGTCGGCCGTTTGTGCTGTGACGCTCGCGCTCTCGAGGATGGCCCTGCGGCTGACCGAGTAGGCGGAACTGGTGAAAACGAGGATGCCATTGGTCCCGATCAGCGCCTGCGGGTCGGTGTTGCCGCCGTAGAGGAAGTCCACCGTCACCGAGCCGCCTCGGATGTCGCCGGTTGCGACCTGCACCGTGTACCCGCTCGCGTCTCCGAGTCCGGTCATATCAACGATCTCGGCGACCGGCGTCTCCACCTGAACGCCGGTCACCGTCGCGGCGATGCCGTTGAAGGTGAACGTAGCGCTGTGCGGGACGGCCATTTGAAGCAGCACCACAAGGCAAACAAGCAGCGAGTTAGAGGTACACGCCGGCGCTGCCCGCCGCGGGGCTCTAAGTAACTCGCACAGAGACGCTGCCGCGGATGAGATCGCCGACAGATGCCGACAACCTCGAAGAAACGACCGTTCCGGCTTTTGATACTGAGAACGAGCCAGACGCAGACACAGACACGTTGTCGCCCGTCTTGAAGAGCGCTGCGCCGATGTACTCGACGGATACAGTTGGCCGTTCTGAATCTGCCTTGAATGTGTTGTAGGACGTCTCGAAATCGTTCGCTCCGAGTCCCAAATGCGGAGCCGTGATGGTTCGTCGCGCCTGACCACCGTCAACGACGATGCTGGTGACAGATATGCCGCTCGCGCCGGACAGCGTGACCGTTGTCCCTTGAGATGAAGCCATGACGTTTGACTACTCTTTGACGCGGAACGTGGCGCTACCGCGAATGAGTTCGCCGACCGCAGCGCGAACGTTTGACGCGGTACAGGTTCCTTGGCCGGACACGGTGACTCCGCCGATCGTGGCGGAGACAGCGCCTGTTGCGCCAACGGTTGGCAACCCGCTGCCGATGTACTCGAACGTGACCGTCGGATGCTCGTTTTCCGTTCGATACGAATCGAACGTAGGCTCGTAGGCATCCAGCGACGTGGACAGGCTCGCGCCTGAAATTTTCTGACGCTCGCCCGAATACTCGATCGTGACGGTGAGAAGGTTTCCAGAAACCCCCGGAGCACTCCCAGAAGCGTTCCCCTGTGAAGTTGCCATCGCTTACGCGACGCGGAACGTCGCACTCCCAGAGACGAGGGCGCCGACCGACCCGCCGAGCGACGCGGACGCACAGGTTGCGTTGCCGCTGAAGTTGATCGGCCCCGTGATCGACAGGGAGCCCGACGCGCCGGCGGTGAGGATGTTCGTTGAGATGTAGTCAACGGTGACCTCGCGGTCGGTCGCGAAGCCGCCGACGAACTCTCGCCGCTGGTTCGGGCCGATGCCGAGGTGGCTGCCGTCGATGAGGTCTTGCGTGTCATTGACCTGCACGCTGGTGATCGTCAGCGTCGTGCCGCCGAACGA